GAGGAGCGTAAGCAGACTAACGCTCTTATTGCTCAACGTACTAAGAACTCTTTTGAAAACTATAGTAAGTATCAAGAGACTACAGAAGCGCTTCGTGCTGACATCAAAAAGAAAGACTCACAGCTTCTTAACTATCAACCTGACTTGACAGAGCAAGAGCGCATTGCTGCTGCTGGTATTCCAAATCTTGTTGACATGTATCAGCGGATGCTGACAGAAGGTAAACAAGTCACAGTTCGTGACATGATTAAAGTTAGTAAAGACACAGTTGGTTTGAAATTTGATAGCTATGTCAGTGAGCTTGGTAAGATTAAACCTACTGAAACAGCTGCTGCTCCAGTGTCTACAAAGTTCCTTGGTCCTTCTGAAGAATCTCAGCGTAAGATGGGTGAGAAAATTGCTAGGGTAACTGGTGTTCCAGAGGCCGAACTGCGTAGCTTTGAGCGTATGCCAGCCACTGCCAATGTTCCGTCTATGGGTAGCATTAACACTGAGGTGTTTAAGAAAGCACCAAAGCAAGTTGGGTCTGTTCAAGAAGCGCTGAATATAGCCGAAGTTGTTATGTTTGATATTCAAAAATCTAAAGGTGTAGATAACCCTGAGTGGAAAGAAGCAAAAAGAATTCGTGATGTGGCAGCTAGCTTCTTAGATAAAAATGTTGAGGACATAAACAAAGAAGCTTTGCGGTTGCGCCGAGAACTAATTGATGAAACAGACCCTGTTGTTAAAGCAAAGAAAATCAAAACAATTGCGGCTCTAGAAGAGAATATTCTTGCAAATAAAAAAGCAACAAGTCTTAAAGAACCTAAAAGTGATGCTGATAAACAGAAAACATACAATTCAATTAAAACAAGGGTTGATGATTTTGTTGCTAATCGTATGCGTGAAGATGAAGGGTTTGATTGGAAAAAGTATTATGACTTTAAAACCTTTAAGATGGAAGATGGTTCAACATACACTAGCGCTACAGTCAAGACTACTGTAGGTGTTACAGAACAACGAATATTATTTGCTAAAGAAAAAGAACTTGCTAAACAAGCACTGGGTGCATATGGCTATATCGACAAAAAAACAGGTGTTCCTATGTACAAAGAGATTGGTGACTTTATGATTAGTAGGGGTATTTCAACTGGTCAATCTCCACCAGAGACTGATGCCACCCCTGCACCAGCGGCAACAGCGGCAGCACCTATCAGAGTTACAGCACCCAATGGTCAGGTTTTGCAGTTTCCAAACCAAGCCGCAGCAGATGAATTTAAGAAAAAAGCAGGTATTAAATAATGGCAACTGACTACGAAGCACTTGCAAAAGAGTTTGGTGGTATGCCAGCAGAAGGTGGTGCATTTCGTGGTATGCGTTCTGATGTGCCGCCACCATTAACACCACCAGCGGCACCAACGCCTGTTGACTATGCGGCAATGGCTGCTGAGTTTGGTGGTAAGAAGGCGCAAGACTCCATTACACCAGCTGTTGAAGGCGGCGGTGGTGCTGCCTTTGGTGTCTTTCCAAGACCCGGTATCAAAACTCCACTGACTGAACCTAAGAAGCCCATTGAAGTGGCGCAAACTAAAGACTTTACAGCGCTTGACACTGCCATTGAAACTCTGACACCAAAGCCAAAGGTTAGTACAACTGCCCCTGTTGAAGGTGTTGGTGGTGCAGCCTTTGGTGTTGTACCAAAACAACCAATGGGTGGTCGCAATCTTGGACTAACACCAGAGGTTGCTGCTAAGTCTCCAGAGATTGTGTCATTTGCTAGAGACTATCTCAAAACCCGTCAGCCAAATAATGTACAGGCTAAAGACCCTGTTGAGTTGATGAATCAATTTAGAAATTCATTTGCGCGTACAGACGCTGAAGAAGTTACCGAGCTTACATACTTAGCAAATGCTACACCAGAGCAGCGAGAGATGTCTCTCAAAGCTCGTGATGTTGTAGGTAAGATGGGTGGAGACATTGGCGCAAAAGCTGTTGCTGTGCTTACTAGTCCAACTACATATGCTGGTCTTGGTGCTGGCTTCCTTTATAAACAAGCTGCTCTGCGTACAACACAGGCACTTGCAACGACTCAGCTTAAAACAGCAGGTGTCACTGCTCTCACTGAAGGTGCTGTTGCCGCTGGTACAAACATTGTTAAACAGAAACAAGACATTGAGCTAGCGTTGCGTGATGAAATTAGCTACATTGAAGTGGCTGCTACTGCTGGTTTAAGCATGGCTATTGAAGGCGTTGTTGCAGCAAAGACTGTATCGGCTGGCGGTAAGCGTGTTGCTGAGCGCGTTGAAGATTTAAAAGCTGCTAAGAAAGCTCCAGCACTGTACGACAAAGCAACAGAAGATTTTAAAGCTAAGTTCATTCAAAAAGAACAAGAGATAACCGGCCCTGCTCCACTGTATGAATCAGCAGCAGCGCGACAAGCTGGTCGTGAAGCAACACTAGATACTGCTGTGCCACCAACAGATGTATATCAAGCTGTTCTCAACAAGCCTATTGTTGATGACATCTTCAAAGTTGCTAAGCAATTGTTCACTGACAATCCAGAGCTTCGTCCAAACTTGAATGAAGTTAGGACTGTGCAGGGTATTATTGATGCTTTAAATATTGCAGATCAAGATGTAATACAACAAGCTGCTAGTCGTGCTGGTGTTAAACCAGCAGACTTCTTAGAGATGTTTAAAGTGCAAGCGTCTGAAGCTGGTGCTTTCTTGCAGCAAGCTAAGTCTACCGCTGACATGCTGCGTAAGATGACAGGTGGCGACCCTGTGCTGGAAGATGCCTTCACCCGTATGCTTAATGCTGGTGCTGGCACTGAGTATCTATCAGGCAAGTTGCTGAGGGGTGTTAAAGCTACTACTGGCGCATCTGTTGGTGCATCAACCGCTGGCCTTAGCACAGCCGTAATGAATGCCATTGGCTTGACCGGAACCATCGGTATCCAAACAGCTGGCGATATCATGGAAGCCACCATTAAATCTGCTGGTCGCATGGTTAATGATCTGCGTGGTGGTGGCGCTCCTGTCAATACTGCTCGTGTTGGTGAAGAAATTGGGACCATCTTTGCTGATGGTGGATATGTTCTATCCCGACTAATGGATGCTGGCTATACCAAAGAGTTGACAGCAATGGCGCTGAAGAATAACCCGCGCCTTAACAATTTGATTACCAATGTTGGTGCTGAGGTTGAACAGCAAGGTGCTGGCGCTGTTGGAGATGCCGTGCGTACCATCAACATCTTTAACCGTGCTGTTGATGGTGTTGTTCGTGGTCCAATCTTCTTACAGAGTGTTAGGAATAGGATGAAGGATGTTGGTCTTGACTTCGAAGACTTCATGGCTAATGACAAACCTGTTCCATCTTCTTTACTGAAAGCTGCTGCTGAAGATACAATGAAGCTCACCTTCTCCTATGACTTTAAGAAGACAGGTGAGAAGGGTATTGAAGGCTTTGCTGAAGATGCTGCATTTCGTATTCTACAAAGTGTAAATCAGAATGCTGGTGCTGGTACTCTCAAAGATATTGTTCTTCCATTTGTACGCTTTCAATTGAACGCTGCTCGATACACATACCGACTCACACCATTCAGTGGCATGGGCGGTCTTCAAGAGCTACAGAAAGCAGCGGCACTTCGTGCCGAAGGCAAGGTGATGGAAGCGGCTGGCATGGCCTATGACGGCAAGCGTAAGGTGTTGGATAGTGTGGTGGGCAGTGCTGCCATCTTGGGTGCTATGGCCTATCGTGAAGAAAATGCTGACACTCAGTTCTACCAGTACAAAGACAAGGATGGCAATGTCAAAGATGGCAGTGCTGTATTCCCGTATGTCAACATCATGGCACTAGCTGAAGCTAGCCTAGTCATGAAGGATGTTGGCAAAGAGCTTTGGTATACCGTCAATATGACACCAGAGCAGCGCTCTGCTGAAGCTGCAACTATTAAGAAGCAAGCCGATGCACTAGATGTTAATGACCCGCAGAAACAAAAACTAACCAATCAATATGAGTTGCTTGGGCTTGGGCGCATTAGATCATTTGATGGTGGTAAGTTTACAGAAATCATGTCAGGTATGGGTCGCTCTGCTGGCACACAAAAGACCATCATTGATTCTGTTAAAGAAACAGTTGAAGGCGGCATCAGTGAAAGCATGGCTAAAAAAGCTGGTCAACTCACTGGTGACTTTATTAGCCGATTTGATAACTTCTTTAATCCACTTTATGATGGCATTAATTTCTTGCGTGATGACATGCGGGTGGTGGATGCCAAAGCATCGACATCTTTGTCTGGTAAGGTGTCACCATTCACTGAGTCTGCAATTGCAACAGTGGCAGCACCTGTGCCAGTTGCTCGTGACATCCTACAAAGCCGTCCTAGTTTGTTTCAAACTGCTGAGCAGCAAGTGCCTACTGTTGCTCGACAGTTTACTGGCTCAAGACCAGCAACACCAACAACTCCAATTGAGAAAGAGTTGATTCGTTTGGACATACAACCATACAGTGTGATTAAGACAACTGGCAATAGAGACTATGATAATCTGCGTATCACTACAGCACGACCAGCCTTTCTACCAGTTGTAACAGAGCTTATCACTAGCCCTGCCTACAAGCAATTGTCTGCTGAAGAGAAGAGAACTGCCATCACCACTAGGATAACTAGCGCTTTGAATGAATCTAAAGAAGCTGCTAGAGATACATTCATTTCTAAGTTTGGTAATTCTGCTGTCAATTCGTTGTATGAGAAAGCACCAAACAAGGCAGCGCAAGAAGATGCCTTTGTCAGTCAGTTTAAACGCAAACCAAAGACACCCGTTGAGAAGATGATGATTATTGAAGGTGAGTTTAATCGAGCTACTGATATTGGTAAAGCAAGGGGTGGTTTGATTTCTCAAACTGACAGGATGCTTAGAAGGAACTAAAAAGAAAGCCAGCAACTAAGCTGGCTTTTTTATTACTGCTGCACTGTCTTAGGATTGTTTAGATAGTGGATGTTTTCAAAGAAGGCATAGTCAAACCCTCGCTGCCACTCCTTACCCGCAATTGTGTCAGGATTGTAGCTGTTGGTCATCCATCCTTTGTAGAAAGCTTTGTAGCCCTGCTCTGCTTGGATTCGCAGAGGTGGAAATCGTTCTGTCTTAACCTGCATCTTTACTCTCCATCAGTCGTTCTGCCATCAGGTAGCCCTCAAGGGGCCACAGATTGTTTAGCGCATCCTCATACGCATACTTCTCACCAAGAGCTACATTGTATTTAGAAGCATCAACACAAGCGCTCTTACCTATAACAACATATCCGTTCTTCATGTAGATGAGGCAGATTGTCACTGTACTATCAGGTGCTGTAGTGTAGATGATTTCTTTAATCTTTGCCGTCATACCAGTGATGTCAACGGTTGTTTTCTTTTCAGGTAAATTGTTGGGGTGGTTCATATCATATCTTTTAAGCTAGAGATTTTGAGATTGTAACAATCAGATTTTACCGTATATCCATTGCTAGAGTCAACAGTTCCTTTCTTCATAAAGACTGAGTCAAGCATGTATTGTTTCTTGTCATACATACCAAGATACCAACCAACAGTGAAGTCATTCTTGACGCGAACAAAGCAGTAGTAGTCACACTCTTGAGTTGTATTAAGTGCGGCAATAGAACACTCATATGTCTCAAGAGGTTTAACACTGGTCTGCTTTGTCTTCACATCAACAGTCTTGCCCGAAGGTAGCACAAGATCATAGTCATA